CCACTTCAGCCAGGGCCTCTTTGGCCTTCTCCGCCAGATCAGCTACCAGATTCTTCCGCTTGTCCTTCTCACTCATGATGCCTGTGGCTCCTTTTTTGTCGTACAACAATTGGCTGCCGAGGCAGGTCTCGAACCTGCAACATCCGGCTTAACAGGCCGGCGCAACTACCAATTGTGCTACTCGGCAAAGTTGGTAGGGGGGGGGTAGGAATCGAACCTACGACCTCGTCCTTCCATAGGATGTACTCCTACCAGCATCCGTTACCGGCGAGGGTCGGCAAGAGAAACAACGTGCTCTAACCAACTGAGCTACCCCCCCTGCATAAGATCGCCCGACAAGAAACAATGGAGAGTGAGTATCATTACAAGTGATGTACTCCCACATCAGCATTCGGGCGTTTGGCCCCCGGGATCAATATTGAGTTGATGTAGTCTCCTCCAGCATCCCCGAAGGGCAAAATTTGGCGAGACACCCGGGGAAATAGGCGAGCCGACAAGAACGGCAAAGACGTTGTATTCCCCAATGGAGAATTCATCATTATGGCAGATGTAGTCTTCGCCAGCATTCGGCTCATATCTCCTGCTTTTCAATCTCACCGACCCAATGGCCGGCGTTCAGTTCGTCTTTCACAAACAACGACATGATCTCAAACACGTGGTCTGAGAACCCGCCGATATTCAGAATGTCTTTCCTATCGTTGGCCTGGACCGTCCTGGTCGGCTGGATGTCGATACAGATCAGCTTGGCTTTCGGGCACCGTTTCCTCAGTAGGGTCCACTGCTCCATCATGCCCGTGCTGCCGTAGTATCTGCCGGCCGTATCCACCCATGACTCGTAGTCGCTCACGAAGATCACTGCGTCAGCCTTGTCGACTTGGCCGTTGATGATCTTCAACGGTGCACTGCAGTCTGTTCCGCCGCCCCCGATCCAGGACAGCTTCTCGGCGTTCGTCATCACTGAGTCCCGCGGATTGAGCCGCAACGTTACCACCCGATCTTCGAACGGGAGCACCGTGGCCCCTGGATTCACCCTGCAGATGGCCGCAGCTACCAGCGCCGCAATGTCGATGCACCGCATCTTCGTGGTACCACCACCCCGAACCCCAGTCACAGGGCTCGACATGCTCCCCGACACATCCGGGCATACGTACACGTTGCCAGGGATCTCAGGGATGTTCGACAGCGCAGCATCCAGCGCATCCTGCAGAGCCTCCGTCACGACTTGCGGCACGTTCTCTCCCACGTGCTGGTAGGCCGCGAACAGTTGATATGGGAACACCTTAGCCTTCTTGATCGTCTCTTTGTTGCGGAGCTTGTCTGCGATCACGTCCGTCAGCCCATCGGAGCCATACACCCCATGCCGCGCGAACGTGTTCAGGTTCATCCGGGTCATATGCCAGCCGCCATTCTTGGCGATCTCCGCCCACTGCTCAGTCCCCAGATCCAGGGCAGTCAGCATTTGGAAGGGAACATCCGGTACCCCCTTCCGCCTGCCGGCCTTGTACCCCTCAAACTGCTTCACCAGCAGAGGCAGACTCCGCTTGTCATGCTTCTTCCCGATCAAATACCCATACAGAGCCGCCCTTTTCTTCGTTTTCGGCTTCGGATGCACCATCTTGATAATGTCTGCCAGGCTCGGATCTTGCCCAACACTCGCACGAAACAGCGCGTCGTCATCCCGTTTGCCCAGCCAGTCCCGAACGAGTTCCTTACCCGCTGTCCCAAACGACTTCCGACCGAGAGCCCCCGACCGGATCACCTGGCAGAAATTCCTCAGCATCTTCCCGTTGTCGATCACTCGAGGGAACACCTTCCGCAGCACGTCGTAGTCCTTCCGCGCGCACAACAGCCCGCAGATCAACGCCGGCATGTCCTTCATGTACCCGCGCTTCCGGGCAAACAGCGCCGTCTGCCCAAGGTACTTGCTCTCACACTGCTTCGCTACCTCAGTAACGGAGTCGAGCTGTGCCTTCGCAGTAGCGTAGTACGTCTGGCTGATACAGCCCGTAGCTGCGAGCTGCGCCAACGCATGTTTCGGAGTCATCTTGTAGGCCAGACCGCCCGCTTCATTCCGGGCATCGGCTGCTGGACCTCTGCTCGAACCAAACACGGTCTTGTTCATGACATCCCCCCTCGATTAACGGTTCGCGAACAACGGCTGGCAATAATATCATTTTCGGTTCCGATGTCAAGAAAAATATCATTTTTCTAGCCGACCATATAGAAAACCCCCGGCTAGCAAGGTCTTTACCTTACCCACCGGGGGTTCGTCGCTCACACGCCCAGCTAGACCCCTTCCTGGGCATGCTATTCAGTCTTGAGATCGATCGCGTAGTTGATCTGGTTCGTGCTATTGTTCACCCACATGAAGATGCAGGCGTTGGTATTCAGCCGCAGCCCCGTGCCCACCCAGTTGAATGACTGAGCCGCATCGGCCGCCACCAGGATGTTGGTCACGTTGGCATCCACGATACAGATCCTGCCCGTCGACGATGTCCCCCACTCCCCGCTACACCGGATGCTGGCGATCTCGTACCGCTTCGAGAAGATATTCGTCCACGCCACCGTGCCGCCGCTACCGCCCCCTATGATCGGCGTCTCAAACCCACCAGCCCAGACTATCCCAGCCGCCACTGCCAGCACACCCAACCCCATCACTGCTTTCTGCCATACCTTCATGATGTCTTGCCTCCTATTTGGTAAACCCCGGGATCAAAGCATCCAGGCTCCCGATGTCGCGGATTATGTCCTTTCGCTTCGTCGAAACAGGGTATTTCCGTATTTGTTCCTCCAGTTTTGCCCTCAATTTGGCCTCTTTCTTCGGGTCACTCTCGTAGAGCCACTTCCGATGCGTCTCCAGGAGATCGTGTTTTCTTGTGGTCCAGGAACCATCCATGATGACTGCCTGGGCTTGCTCGATCGTAGTCCGCTCTACCCACCGACGTTGATCAGTCGGCGCGCGGCTACCGCTGGCTTCCGCGATCCGCTCTCTCAGTGCACGCCGCAACTCAAAGGGGATCTTGTAATTGGACTGTCCCTTCTTCGTGCCCACCATCCGATTCACCATGTGGTAGAACGGCACGAAGCCCTCGCCAAAGGAATGTGTAGCATACAACATCCGGCCAGACCAGCCTCTTTTCTGCTTCAGTGCCCCCCAAAGGGCATCCGCAGTTCGTATCCAGTTCGCGAGGACGGGCCCACCGGGGCTGTAACGGAGAATATTCAGGCCATACGTGCCCTCATCCACGTCGAACATCTCTTCATACACGCGGTTGGCCAATTGAGCAGCCATGAACCAGGCCATCAGATGCCAGGCGCCGCGGTACATCCGGTGTCGGGTCCACTTCGTGCCCTTCTGCGTGCTTTCTGCCTTCATGCCTTCGAGTAGGGGAAACACGCCGTCTTTCATGAGATCCTGGATGGTGCCCTTCCAGAACGTAGCGATCGGTGACAGGATATGGGCGCCGCGACCCACCTTCTGCCATGCCAGCCCCCGCTCAGCCCGAGGATATCGGTACTGGGTCGAGTCCGACAACCGTTTCGCCGCCAAGTATGCAGCATCCCTCGGGCGCCCTTGAGAGACAAGTCGCGCCATTTCGACTTGTTCAGTCCGGGGGGCAAACACCGCGCCTGTCACGTTCAGGAACTTTTTCCAGTTCCTGTCCGTGGGTTTCTTGGCGTACCGGTCCAGTGCCGCCATGCCGGCATCGAACCCATACATGAAAGTATTCGCCCGGTTCACCGTATCAGACCAGGAATAGGCCCTGCTGATCTGGTCGAGAATGTGCATGAAGTCCCGTATCGTCTCCCATTCACTGAGCTCCTGGAACAAGAAATGCTGTCGGGCCGCATCCAGTGACGTGATGTAGCGGTTGAAGTATTCCTTCAACTGAGGATCCGCCTGGAACCGCCGCAACGCACTGTTCGTGCTCTTGATCTTCACGGCGCCGACGTACAGCTCTGGCAGGTGGGCCCAGAAGGCTGGGTCGCTGGGGCTGAAGACCTTGGGCAATGTGATGGCCGTGGTCTGCATCAGATTACGTGGCACCCATTTGCCCAGCTTCTGCGGGATCTGCACCCTGAAGAACTGCCGCATGCCCGACATCAGTGTCCGTTGGGTGAAATCCAACTCGTTCCTGAAATTTCGGCCATAGATGTTATCGAAGTACCTGTCCAGCAGCCCCGGATCAATACCGCTTTCGTGGACCATTTTCTCAAAGTCCACCAGATGAGGTTCCACATCCCTGATCAACCTGGCACGCAGAACGTACCGGTAGAAGTCACCGATGAGGGGGTAGTCGGGATTGTACGTGACTTGCTTGGCGTCACGAGTCTTGGTGAAACCGCGGCCAAACCGAGCTTTCATGACGGCGATCAGGTTGCTCGCCTGTTTTCGATGCGTCGGGGCGTAGAACTCGCGGAGTCCGAACTGAGTCTGGTCGAGCCAGTCTTCATACGCCGCCCTGCCCTGCTGTTTCAATATCTCCTGGCCCTCTTCCATCACAGCTTGCTTTGTATCGGGAGGCACTTCTCCGGTCCGCATGAACCGTTGATGCCGCTCGAGCTTGACCAGATAGTGCCACTCGCGGAACTTCGCTGCCATCCTGGCCGCTACCGCCTGCTCGGCGTTCGTCATTCCCTGCGGATTCTGTCCGGTAGTCAAGCGCGTGAAGATCCTCTCCTCGGCGCCGCGATTCCCCAGCAGATCTCCCGGCCTCAACCCGGTGCCCTCAAAGATCCCCTCAACGTCCTTACCGGCTTCATACCGTGCATCACGATAGGCTCTGTTGATCTGTGCATGCTTGCGGAAGAAGGGTATCCCTGTCTTCTCCTCAACATCGTGCAGTGCCCGGTCAATATCCCAGAACTGGCCAACCTTAACGTCTTCCGGCAACCGCCGCTTCTGACGCATTTCACCAGTCACCGACTCGGCAAACCGACGAAGGACGGGGTCCTGAATGCTCGCCGGATCTGACAACTCCTCCCGGACCTTCGTGATCGTGGGTGCCTCGGCGATCTGCTTGACCTTGTTGCCTTGGGTCTTCAGGAGATCGATGTAGGCCGCAGCTTCGGCCCGGCTGAATTCCTTGGTTGTCCCAGTTCGCCCGCCACTGACACTCAGCTTCAGCTCTCTCCTGAGATCTGCCGGTATATCCAGATCCCTTTCCAAGGCATGAAGCAGCTTGTTCTGTTTGGGCTCGATGGGTTCACCGCGCTTAGCACCAAACCGCCGTGTGGCTTTGGCTACCAGGCGATCAATATCACGCTGCAACCCCGGCGTCGGCACACCCGCATAGACGGCTTCCGCTTCCTCCTCGGCTGGCGGTTGGGCTGATAACTGTTGCGGGGTTGCGAGAAATAGCCTGGTCCCCGTGCTCCCAATTGGCTCCTTGCCCAGCTTGGCATCAGGATCACGAACCTGAATGAGACGGAGCACTCCGCGATGGAGCAGGCTCAAAGCGGCTTTATGCTGAGAAATCTTTCGCCGACGCAGAAATGGCGTGAATTGTAGCGCCTTTGATATATGCCCCATGTCGATCGGGCCTTCTTTCGTGACGGCATCCAGAATGGCCTGCTCTGTCACCGTCAGGGCCGGACGCGTTTTCTTTTTGGAATATTTGGCGATTCCAGGACGCTCAGATCCAGGGGAGACTTCCCCAAAGTGCTTTCGGTAGTCAGTCGTAATATCCGTTGCGGGCTGTTCGCCATGCACGGGGAGTTTGATGCGCGGTTCAATTGCCTCCGTAGGCACGTCTGTCGGCTCTGCAGTTTCTGGCGGCTTCTTTGGAGGCTCAACATCGATCAGATCAGTTTCTTGTACCGTCTGCGTTTTGCCAGTCTTCTCATTACGGACTTCGACATAGCGTTCCCCAAGGCGAGCTTCCTGGGGCGTGGCCGGCAACTCTCGAACCACTACAAACCGCTCTCCGCGTTCACCTTTCAGCCTGATCCGTCTGGCGGGAGTAGCTGGTTTGGGTGGCTCGGCAGGTTTCGGGGGCTCCACGAGCCTCTCAGGGGCCTCCACGGCCTCCACAGGAGCTTCGGGGGTCACGGGCGGGGGGGCGACATGTGGCAGATTGCGCTTTGACTGAGCATGCAAATTATAAGCCTCACCAAGTAACTTAATATTTTCGAGCACTGGTTGTCCTGCCCGACGCAATGGAAGATCCACAGTGTAGGGTTCTGCCGAAAACGCATCGAATCCCTGTTCTCTTAGATCTGATTCCGCAATAACTCCGTTTGCTTTGTCTGCCAAATGAAGCCGGATGCCTTCCACGTCCATCTTGCGAGGTTGCGGGTCTCGATCTGTTAATGCTTTGCTCAGTCGTTTTGCATGCCACTCGCTTAATGATATGCCCGGTGGCAAGGGAGATGCAGGTCGCCATATTGAATCCTTCGTCTTTGATACTCTCTCGACCCGTATTGGTTGACTTGCTTGCTGTCCCGATAATTTTTCCTTTCGTAACCGAAATACCTCATTCCAAATTTCGGGGATTTTTTCGCCGGTTTCTGCCGCTCGTGCCGCAACTTCAGCAGGATCGGATAGATAGTCTACAAATCCCTGCTCATATCCCTGAAACAACGTGGTTGGCAACGTTCCATCAGCCCGCTGCCGGAGATGCTCTTGCTCATGGCGAATCTTTCTCTCGCGCTCAATCGGAGACAGATCATCGGCAACAATTATGACATTCTCTGCCGGATCAAAAAACGCATCTACATCAGGAGGCATCATTGCACGACTTTTTGATCTAATAGGCACTTCGGTTGTAGCTTCTGTCGTAGCCGCGATATTAAGATTTGCTTCAGGAGCCACTGTTGGGGCCGGTTCAGCCACTGATGGGGCTTCGGGGGCCTTCGCTTCCACTCCTGGCGGTAACGGTGGCGGGACCCAGCCAGGCGGAGCGGCGGCAGGCGCCGTATCGGCTGCGGGAGTTGGTGCAGGAGCTGCAGCGGCCACTGCTGTTGATGGCGGAACTTTCGCTGCCGTAGGTATGGGAACTTTGAGCGGTTTGCCGGCTACCGTCGCCACCTTGTCTCCTGGAGGCAGCAAGGAAGGCTGCATCCTTTGCGCGCGTATCCGCTCAACGACGAGTTTCCCGAATTTGCGGATCTGTTTTGCAGAAGGCACTCGCCCGCGGCGAACACGTAGCGGACTCAGAAGTCCCTTTTCTATCGGACTTGCCTTCAGTGTTTCCCCGGTCTGCACGACCTTCATCTCTATTGGCCGCAACTTTGGAAACATCGAGTAGTTCATGCCGCCATTGACGATGTTCTCGGCTTGGATTGCCGCCTGCTTTTGGGGCATTCCCTTCTTCAAGAACTCCGCGAAGATCCCCGCCTTGACTTCGTCGACGGCTTTGACAACGGATCGTTGTACCTGTCGACCATGCAGCGCCCCAAGAATTACAGTCGGATACGTGCCGTACTCGCCTACCGCGTGAGCAAATTCCAGGCCCAACATGCTCAACCAGCGCAGGCTGTGCCATGGCTTGTAAGCCTCTTCGGCACTAAGGTCTTCGCCAAAGCGGACCCCGGCATTCTGCATGATATCTCTGTAGCGCGGCCCCTCATAGCCGAGCATGGCTTTCCCGAACGCGGCCAAGGGGCCGATGAATTCCTTCTCCCGTACTTCGGGCCGAAATGCAGTTTCAGCGACACCTTGCGCGGATGCGATCTGGGCCTGCTCGACGGCCCCTAGTAGCCCCTGATGTATGCGGTTCAGGTTGCCAAGCGTAGACTCATAAAGGAAATGCGCCACCGGATGCCGCAGCACCCATGGCTGTTCCCCAGGCACAGTGACTTCCGTCGGTCTTGCAATGGCACGGGCCGCGCGGACGATCGGCTTAGGGACGCCTGGCCCCGCTTCTTTCGGCAGAGGGGATCGCGCCGTGGCACCCTGGTGGGGCTTATAGCCTGGGGATGGTGCCACTGAGGGAGCCGGCTGCATGGCCATTCGCAGGCCACCAGAAAAAGGGGTAGGCGCGGGTGTGGTTGTGTCTAGTGTACGCGCCGTGGGGACACCCGCGCCTGGTTGCTGCAGCGAAGAAGAGGGTTCTGCAGCGGAAATCAGAGAGTCGAACTCAGAACGATCCATGGTCGTGAGACGCTGCAAGCCCGACATCCCCGATGTCGCTTGAGTCGTCTCCCCGCCGATGAGTGCGCCAAAATCCTGACGCGACATCGCCTTGAGTCGTTCCAATCCTGAAGGCATTTCATCGTCCCTGCATCATTCCGAGGCGGCCTTTGGCCCGCATATTGAGACGCGCCTCAAACTGCTTGACAAAAGCTCGCATTTCCGCCAGTGCCGACTGGTCAAGCTGGAGAGCACCCACAAGCCTTGTATCGCCAGCATCAAGCTGAGTCAGCACAGTCTTGTACCGATTGTATAGCTCTTCGTCGGGCTCGATCATGCCGGACTGGTTCACATCAAGATGGCGAGTCTCAGGAGTTACGGGTGCGGGTTCCATGGGAGCCTGCTGAGCTGCCATCCCCCGAATGCCGCCACCTGCAAGGAGACCTCTGTCTCCTTGAGGGAAGGCTGTCATGTCTGTCTGGGCTGCAGATGCTTCTAGTGCACCGGCAGCACGCGCCCTGCGCACAGCCCTCGCTTGATCCACTGGCCCCGCCAGCACATTACTACGCTCAGCACCCATCGTTGCGTAGATGCGATCCTCCCAATACTCCCGAGCAGCACGTGCTTCTTCAAGCTGGCGTTCTATCGCGCCGGTGGGTTGGCCAGCATCTCTCGCGGCAGCCAGTTGCTGTTGGAGCCCAAACACACGGTTGTTGTAATAGTCGCGCATCCCTCCACCAGTGAGAGAGGCCCGCCGCTCTTCTTCTGTCTGCCCTGTCGTGTCTTCCTGCTGCCCCCTGCCCCCGTACTGCGCTTGCAGTCTCGCTCGTTGCTGGAGCACGTTGCTGAATCCGGGGATCATCGGCGCGATTTGCTCAAATTTCACTGTTTGGGGTTGCCGCTCCGATGCTTGGGGGTAGAGAGTCCAGTCGCCGGTGTCGGGGTCAATCATCATGTCTGCCACGCGGTCTGTCGGCGGGAGCCCCTGGTTGATCCGGTCCATCGCCCAGCTCTTGTTACCGGACGCCAATGCTTGATACGATTCCGTGAACCGTGTCATCTCCTGCTGCTGTCGTCGCTGGCGCAAGGTGTCCACTGTGCCGTGCAGGTTCAGCCCTGACTGAATCCCCTGCGTGAACCCCCCAAGACCTGCTGACCAATCTCTCAAAGTCGACATCGTCGACCTCCCTTCAATGCTTTATGGATTATAAAACCAGTCGTATGTGCCGCTCCCAAAGTTGTCTGGGACTCTAGAGTAGGAGCCTCCCAGAGACCCGCCCATCTGGGCTCCCACGAAGCCGCCAAAAGGGTTGCCGCCGGTCATGGCTGTCCCGATCGCGAAGCCGCCCACGGTGCCGACAAGCTGACCAATCGTACTCCACATCGAGCTACTCTCAGCACTGGCAATCTGTTCCCGCTGCAGCTTGGCATTCAGGGCGGCCATCTCTTTTTGGGCTGCAATCTTCGCATGGGCTATGGCCTTGGCGGTCTTGGACTGCAATTCGGCAATCGCCTGTTGGGCAGCCAAGCTCTGCGTATGCATCCCCAGTTGCCCGTACAGCCCCGCCTGGTCGCGCCAGCTCTCACTGCTCATCCCGATCAGTTGTGTCGACGGAGGAATAAGCCCGCGTCCCATGGCAGTAGCCTGTTTCGCCCGTTCCCAGTCCTCAGAGCGAATGGCCCGGTTGATGTCTCGAACTTCACGACGTGCTTTGTTCCGCGCACCGGCTTCAGCCGCCGCCCGAGCCATTTCATAGTCTCGCATCGTTGCCTGATATGCCGGTGAGTCCGGCCCCAGACCCCGTTGTGCCATAGCGCGTTGGGCTTGATCGCCTACCTTGTCGTAGGCGCCATAGACATCTGCTGATGCCCAGTCGACAGCCTGCTGGTAAGGAATGCCTCCACGCTTTTTGAATGACTCAGCCGCCCATGCCTTTTCACCGGGCAGATACGTGTCCTTATAGATGCCCCACAGCTCCCGTGACCGGGCAGCCTCTTCGTCAGCCAGGTCCCCACGCTTCCGAATAGCATCCGACATGATGGCCCAGAGCTGGTCCAGATAAGGGTTGCTGCCTGTGCCGCCATAAGCAGGAGCGCCTTGCCCGCTGCCACCCGCATCGGGCATATCGACCCCGCCTGCCGCAGCATAGGCTTCTGCTGTCCCGGGCTCATGCAAGCTGAGGCCACTGACTTGTCCCTCATCGAAATGAATTCTGAAGCCGCGATCTTCCTCGGCAGCCTGTCTGAGCGCAGTCTCAGCTTCGAGGGGGTCAGGAAACATGTCAGGGCTGATGGGGTCTCCGATTTGCCATTCACTTCGCACTGGTATCTCAAAAAGCCCCAATGGCGAGGAACCGAGTCTCGGCTTGTCTGGATTACGCCGTATCTCCCTCTGGCCTTCATGGATTCGCTGCAGCTTCCCTCTAAGTTCATGAACAGCAGGTATCAGGCCCATCTTATCCCCCAATCAGCTCGTGCGAGCCAAGTGAAAATACGTGAAGAATAACCGCAGCTTACCGGCGCTCAGATCTTCCCCGCCAGCTACCACAGCTTGAATGTGTCGATTCCCAGTAGTCAGCTCACTCATGTTCGCCGCACTGCCCGTCTGTATCGTATCGTGCATCCCCGCATCCCAGGGATTGCTTACATCCGAAATCGCTATCGCAGCCACGATACCCGCAGCATCGTCTGTCTCGATCCCCAGACTGATCGTAGCCGCATCCGTGTTGCTGGTGAACGTCGTGATGACTTCATACCCGGCGAACCAGATCCGGGCATCTTTCGGCAACCGATACTTCGTGCCCAGACTGTATGTCGCCTCAGCAAGACCATTCGTCGCATCCAACTCGAGTACGGCGCTGCCAAAAGGACTGGTTTCGGTATCCTTGATAAAGTCCGCCAGAGCCGCTGCTGCCGCTGCGTTCGGGTTGTAGAGATGCTCAGCATCGTCCATGCCCAGGACACCCGCGTCCATCAGCTCCTGGTTCGTTGGCGGCCGGTTCTTCTTCTGACCTCGCTGCCCCGTCAGATGGTCGACGGCATCCCGCAACGCGCGGAGAATCATCCGCAGGTTCGGGTCCTCGATCTTCTCCACCGGCAATATGGGTCTCAGTGCCATCTCGTTACAGGTCCGCCATAGATGTGCTCACCAGCACTTCGTAAACTTCATTGTTGGCCACAACCTCAATCTCCCAGTCCGTCTCATCGCGGAGGGTCGGTATCCTGCCGGCCGTGCCGCTGGTCACATTGATCGTCGATACAAGGGCCCCGGCAGCGTAGAGCTTGAGCTGCAAAGTGTTGTCTCCGGCATGATACGCTGCCGCCCGCACCCGGTAGCAGGAGAACGATCCACGCCGGGAAAACACAAAGCGCTTCGACTTCCACGTCACGGTTTTGTGTCCGGCAGCCGTTTCTAACGAGACGATGCACCAGCCATAACTGGCGTAGTAGGCAACACCGTAGAGAATTCCGTCCTCCAAACTCGTATAGAGACCGTTTAGATAATAGCTCCGAGTGACAATGGTCGGCTGCGGATCCGAGAGATCGAATACTATGTTGCCCTGGCTCGTGAAACCGTGATAACGACCATTGTAGACGCTGCCGATCATCTCGCTGGGCGTCAGGGCTTGCCAGTTCGCGCGATCGTAAAAAGGGGTTGTGAAGAGCCTGACGACAGCACCATCGATCATGACGAGTCCGTCAGGGCTTGCGTAGATCACTGCTGCGGTCGTTGCGTCCCCTATCACAGAAATGGATTCTGTACTTGCACATGCCTGCGGCGTGTCCAACCTTTCCAAAATAACATCGGAGGGGTGACTGCCCATGATCAAATAGGGGTATCCTTTGGTGAGCACGACAAGCCCGCTTGAATTCACCCCGAGCCCCATAATGTCGTATTCTACCGTAACGCCATAACGTCTCGGGAACGCATGAGGCTGATATGGTTCGGAGAAATAGACAGTCTTCTGATGGAAACAGGCGATTACGCCATTCGGCAGTGCCACAGGCATACGCCAGCCTTCGATGGGACCATCCCATTCAGAATCCGTCACCAGCCTGCCGCCACTGTCAGTCTCAACCGATGGGAGGATGTCGCCGCAGTCAGCATCCGTTGTGCTGTCCAGATAAGATGCCGCAGTCGCGGTATCCGTAGTGGCGAAAGTCTCAGCCACATAGGCTGCCGTGATGACCAGCTTATCAGCCGTAGTGCCGCTCTCGAGGGTGTACGTGCCGTCGTAGTTCGTGGTCCCTGCAATGGTAACCTGATTGCCTGCCGTAAATCCATGAGCGTAGCAGGGGATACCTACTTGCCCGCCGCCCTCGTTCGTGGCAGCCGCAGCATCCAGCCCTTTCAGAAAGGGTACAGCATCAACGTAGCGATAATACGTCCCAGCAGTGCTGGTCACCGTTCGATAGATACGGATGAACGTAATCGGGGAAGTAGCGGAAGGCGTTGTGACATCAAGATTCGTCAGGTTGCAATCCTGGGTCGGGTCGACGGCAACCATCGAGGACACTGCACTCGGCGGCCCCAACTCGCCCCATTTCGTGTAGTAGCAGTACACGTAGTACCGTTCTACGGTGTAGTCACTGGCTCGGCTGGTATCATATGTGACATCCAGGGTCGCTGCCGGCGCCGTGCTGGCAGTCGTCAGGGAGCCGGTACCCTCAGCGCCGCTGAGATAGAAGTCGTTGTTCTCTTCGTAGTGGCTGGGGTTCGGCCAGCAATAGCCGAGCAGGTTCGAGTCGGCATCTTCTGCCTTGAAATACAGCATGAAATCCGCATCTGCGCTGGCGCCACTTTTGGCCGGCAACGTGTGCATCCGGTATTGCTTTCCGACCGTCACTTCGTCGACTTGGCCCAGCACCAGTTCCGTGCCAGCAAAAGTCTCAGCAACGTATGCTGCCGTGACAACGATCTCGTTCGTGGAGCTTGTCGAGTCGACGGTATAGGTACCATCGTAGTTCGTCGTGCCGGAGATAATGACAGTGTCATCGGTCTCAAAGCCATGTCCATTACAGGGCAACCCCACCTTGCCACCGCCCTTGTCGACCGCTGCCGCGTTCTCAAGGGTATCGCTGTAGTTGCCCTCCCGTAGATTGCCGCTCTGGCTGACTGTCCCGTCAGGTTCCTCGTACTGGTAGTACCAGGTTCGGGCCCACGTCACTGATCCCTTAGCCTGAGCAGCGCACGTGAGAGTATTCGTCGGCACGGCCACGCCCCAGTCATAGGTCTCGGTGTCAGCGCCAGACAGCGTTGTGGCTGTCATTTCCCACGTTACGGCACTATCCGTTACCGTATCGCCAACTCCCTTGTTTTCAATGCTTGGGGCAGAGGCGCCCGTTCTGCCAGCTACAGTGCACTTCCACACTGTGTCGCCTTCGCTCCAACGGACCTGATCGTTGGCAGCGTAGAGCGTATTGTTTTGGCGAACACTAACACCGCGAACCGTAGGTCCGGCCGGTGTCTGCGCGTTCATGCCGTATTCCGTATAATCGCGATAAAGCCAATAAAGGCGCTCGTATTGATCATCCGAAACGGGACAGCGCACATATTCTGCGCCGAGACGGCACTGATCCGAGCGGATCCATGTGCCATTATACGGATGAATGCTGTATGGGCCGTTGGCATCCCAGATCGCATCATCATCCGTCGGTATCGCACCACCCCAGCCACCGCTTCCACCCAGACCGGCGCCCAAAATGAATGTTTCCCCATGAATAGGGTCGAGGGTCCCCCTTCGTAGATAGACATTTTCTGCCGTTTGTGCGGCATTCGGCGGTAATCGCCGAGGATCAATCCTCGGAAGAATCCCGCCGAACTTTGTCAAACTGATCTTCATCGGTCTAGGATGACAACAGCCGGCCAACCCCAACAGCGCGAGTATAACCAGCTTCTTCATGCATCACGCAAACGTCCATTTCGCCTTGGCTTGCAGGTTCTTGTTCATCCGCTCCAGCGCATTCTCGGATCTTGCCCGGCAAACCTCTTCCCAGTAGTGGTCCGCGTAGTATTTGGCTTGCGCCACATTCGACCACCCCTTCTTCGGCATCTCCATCAACCTGGCCTTTATCCCGCTGGCCCATGCACGGCGCCATTCCGAGAACATCCTGTCACCATTAGTGCCGGCAATGCTCGTTGCCGCGGCCGTCGGCCTCACTGCCACACGGACCTCGAGACCGCCCGTAGCTGCCGCTGTGGGCGTCGATTGCAGCGTGAGGGTCACTTTGTCCCTCTTCAGCCAGTACGTGTTCGTGTCGTCGTCTTCCTCGTCGCCGGGAAAGATCTCGGTGTCGTTGAGCTTGACGTAGGTCGGCGTGATGATCTCGGTATTGGCGGGAGCCGTCAACGTGTAGTCGGCTTGATCAGCCACAACGTCGATAGCCGTCAGGTCTTCCTGCCAGCATTGGGTTTGTGTACAGAAGTCCCGAACGATCTCGGTGATGATGTCGTCCAGTAGAATGGCCGGGACGCCGGGCAACTCCGGCATCGTCAGCGTGTACAGCGTGTTGAGATTCGTGCTCACGCGTTCCTCCTCAGCTCAGAGCTGCAAGGAAATGCTGCCAATGCATGTTTGCCAGCTCCCGGTTGTTCGCGTCCTCACTATCCTCGCTCAAACAGCGCCAGCAGATGAAGTGCACCAATGACTGCGTGTATTCGTCTCTGAGCACCGAGCTGCTAGCCAGATCACCTGTGCCCACTTCCGCCGGCACTGTCGTCACGATGGAGCTGACGTAGAACGCGTGAGGCGCTCTACGCCAGATCTCCCGTAATCCGTCTGAGAGGTAGAGACAAGCCGTGGTATCCACCCAGCGATAGGTAGCCGTCGAGTCACTGATCAACCGTCTGGCGCGATTCACGATGACTTGGTTGGTCAGGGCCACCTACTATTCCTCCTCTTCCATCTCCTCCATCTTGACTGCCAGCTTCTTGCGAATGGTCTCTGCTTTCCATCGCGGACCGACATTCATGTCAAGCTGAACAGCCTTCATCTTCAACTCTTTGAGCGTCATATCCTCCAGGGGCTTGGCGAGCGCCGCCACAGTCTCTACGCCTTGAAGCGCCTTCGCGCTCTCTTCCGCCAGAGCATGAGCCTCGCCGGCCTGTTCCTGGAAGACACGCAGATGCTCTCTCGCCTGTTCGAGAGCCTCTTCGCGAACGTGCTGAGCCCGCTTGGCAACCGCCTCGCGCTGTGAGTCCTCACGCTGCTTACAGAGGCGCTTGAAAGTCGCTTCCGTGATCGGCTGCATGTCCCTCATGGCCGCCAGCACTGGCGTCCACGCGAACGTCTGCAGCGTCCCCATCTTCCTCAGATACACCCTAGGTTCAACATCTGCTTTCTTCTTCGGCATCTCTCTTCCTCCCAGTTCGGATTTGCTACTTCGGTCGTGTATTTACCACGGATGCTCGGCGTGCCACCCGGTTATCTGCAGACATCGTAATCGCATTGCGGATAACGACAATGGCGGTCCCAATAATGGCCATCAATATCAAAATGACTACACCCCATTGCTTCTTGAGGGTGGATTGGTTGGCGTCGATATTCGTGGTGTTCGTAGTGATCTTGGGAACTATCTCTTCAACAAGAAGGGCATGGGTGGCAGCAGTGGTGGTTCTGATGTCTGTCAGTTCTCCCTTGATCTCTGCGAAGCGGCCTTCCCCGTATTTGAACCGCACCTCACACTCCGGCAGCATATCCACTCGCTGCGTGTCAGCCTTGGGGTCTTTTGGTGTCATGCTGTTATCCTGATCGCGTGTCTCATCTCCCAGCCGTTGAAGACATACATCCGTGGCGATAGGATGTGTGCCGTCTCTTCACCCCGCTTCTCCGCGCGGCGGTACTTCCACCATGGATACCATCCGCCGATTCGGACTCCGATGAAGTAGAGCACCGCAAGCCGCGGGAACCCATCCATCCTCAATCGTTCGCGCAGCACCCTGTCCGCCTCGAGCCGTGTCACCCGGTGCCCCGCATAGTCGTGCGCCAATAACCTGGTCTTGTACAGCCAGTCGTGCTCCGCCGCTCCCGGCATCAACTCGTTCTTCGGACCATTCGGCGCCAAACTGATACCATCGAACAGGAATCCTTGCGGCACCCGTACCAGCCCAACTTGGGAATGATGCTCGATCACATGCGGCACCACATAGGCTTCGTGCTCCCGCGCCCAGGTCCAGGCCCAGTACAGGAACTTGCCAAAATCGAACTCTACTGGTTCCATGCCTCATCTCTTCTTCTTGTCCTTCAACCGGGCCCGCATCTTGTGCCGCTCGTCACGAATCTTTTGGGTTTCAGCCATTCGCATGCGCCCCTTCTTGACCGCCTCAGCCTCATACTGATTGTCCTGCGGGATGAACTCTGCCACATACTGCGGCTTCGCTTTGTCCCATGCCAGAACGGCGCCGTACAGAAAGTCCCGCTCGAATTGCTCGTGGGTCATCCGGCCCATCCCGTTATGGCCCCAACCGACCCCCCAACTGTTCACGAAGCCGATACCGCCTTCCACGTCAAACCAGGCACCCAGCACTGCATGGCCCCCAAGAGACTTGCCGCGTTTCTTGTGGAGATACCCGGTCTTGGAATCGGCGTACTGCCAGGACTCGCTGGTCTCGAAACCGAGCAGGCACACATCGTACTGAAGCAATGCCCAGATCACTTCCTGCTTGTTCAGCAGGACCTTGACGTCGACGGTGCTGACCTCCCGGATGAATGCCCCTACCTTGATCGCTGCCTTCAGAGCGTTGTCGAGAGTGGTTCCGGGTTGATTCCCGTACTCATCGTCGAGTTTGGCCTGCCCGTAGATGCCTCGAGCATCCGCCGCGTTGGCTTGACCGGTGAGAGCCCAGTTATCAACTTCAACCAGGCCGGCCGCAGCGTACCCGGCACAAGCTGGCTCATTACCCTGGTCATCCGCGCGCATCACCTTCCCGGTGGCATCCAGATATGGAGGGACATCGAATGGCGGCAAAGCCAGATGCGGAGTACGTGACAAAAGCTGCTTCTCGGTCGGGTCCATTATCAACCCGCCGCCAATCCTATTCGATTGTTTCCGACGCCAGTACATTGGTCTCTCCTACTGCCCCTCTCGGGAAGACATCCCATCGAAGATGCTCCCGGCTCCATTCGATCACGCCCTTATTGCTGCCGCACCCGCAGAGCAGGCACAGCAGTGCCCCTGTCAACAACATCTTCATGGTAGCTTTGTCTTAGCCGCTTTGAGGGTGGCCTGTTTCAATGTCCGCACGAACAGCACCCCGTTCTCGCCCATACCATTCAGCACCGCCACAAGCTCGGCATGCGTGAAGTTAACTTCGACTGAGCAGCCGCCCTCTTCGCCTGACTGGCAATAAGGCACGCACTTACCAGATGCGTCTTGGAGGCACACACTCATGTTCCAGCCATTGGCATGGATTAAAATCGGGCGGTCCCAGTCGATCACGATCTTGGCCGGTACGTTGGTGTAACTCTGAGGCGTCGTGTATTCTTCTTCCTCGGCCGCAAACGCAAACAGGCACAGTCCACCAACCACGCAAATCCCTATCAGCCAATACATTATCCTCACGTCATTCCCCTTTCGGTTTCAGTCCTCTCGCTCTCGCATCACTGATCCAGCCATCCATCGTTATTACGGCAATGATCCGTGGCAGCCGCAACGTGAACGCTAAAATCATATTCAGCAACCCGATGCGCCGCAAACGGATAGCCCTCCTCGCCTGAGCCAGACGGCACCGCGATCCCCAGCAACCCAGGGCGAAAAGCCCATGCATCTGTCGCAACAAGACAAATGCCAATCATGACGAATACCGACTTCAATCCGTGCCTCCATCGGCCCATACATTTTGCTCGCTGTAAATCATGATGTTTGTGCCGTTCACCACGATGAAAGTACCTTTGTCGTCTGCGGCCCCGCTCGAATCAACTGCATCACCCGGATCCAGCACGGTGCCATCATTCAGAATAAAAGCGTATCCCGCAGGCGCGTCCACCGTAATCACTTGAGCATGCAGGCAATTGGCATGCGACCAGCAGTCCCCATTCTCGAACGCACCATCGAGCGTGTAGTCTACAGCATCGTTATCAGCGTTGATCCGCACGGACCCCATACAGTTCGTGCGTGTAAGCGTGATCGTGTTGTCTGTGTCCATGACAACAGGAACCTTCCCATGCAACTCACCCTCGATCAGCGCATTCCCGTCGACGTGGAATTGAAACGCCGGCGCGTTTGTCCCGCTACCGAATTTGCCGTCACCCAAGATCACCGCCGCGATCACGTCGTTCGTCACGTGCCACTCATAGGCAATGTCCGTCAACGCAGTCTCATCGTCCTGCCAGTATCCGTAGGAAGGCATCGCGTAGTCGCCGTTGTCCGCAACTAGCCGCATGTGCGTCACGCTGTTTGTCGTAAACGCAGACACACCCCCACGCGCGGATGTAGCGGGCATTTCCAGCGATGCCCCGATAAGAGAAAGCCAACCGTTTGTATCTATCGAAGCGTACTCCGGCGTGCTGTCATGGGTATCCGACACAACAAAACGCTGACCCTTTTCCACCCACATCTCAGTATCCTGACCGCCAGTCTGCGCCCCGTAATATTGTGATCCAACGTAACGAACAAAAACAAGATTGCCATAGTTCAAATCCAATGCGTCCGTTGACGCATTACTTATGCGCTTCATGTGGCTGCCGAATTTCGTTCGGCCATTCCCGAAAACTTGGAATCCTACTGCGGCGTTTGTTCCCTGAAACTCCGCCACCACTGCACTGCTCGCCGTCTCGTCACCGAACACCGCAAACGCATAATCCGGCGTCCCCGTCTCCCTTCCCACACACACCGGATTCTTGTGATAGATCGCCGCGCCGTCGTTTGTCCACACAGGGTCAACTGAAGCAGTCGCGCTTATCACGACACCCGTCACATGCCCATAGTCATCGAATGCAATGTCTTGCAGAAATGTCGATCCCGAATTGTCCACGCTCGCCGCAGCATCCGCCACGCTCGCGTTCGTGTATGCCTGGATAGCAGTTGTCAAGATGTCTGTCGTGTTCGTCGCGCTGGCGATATTCACTTCATTCGATGCTACCCTCACTGTCAACAGCACCGCCGTATTCGTCGCGCTCGCGATGTTGACTTCGTTACTCGATACTCGTAGCGTCAATACTCCTTGCACGTTGGTCGTCGATGCGATCAGCACTTCGTTGCTTGTCACGCGTAACGTCAAGCTGCCAATGTTGTTCGTAGCTATCGTGATTTGATTCTGAATGTCTTCCTTGTCTGTAAACCAATCCGTGATCAAGTACCCGTCTGCGTAGCCGTCGCCCAGTACCGGTTGGATGAAAATCAGAGCCAGTACCGGCACGAGAATTGCTGTCAGTATCCATGTCCTCATTCTCATCCAACCGCTCCCGTGAAACTGTTTCAGGGCAGTGGCCGGCGACGACCCCCTTGAGGGCCGCCGCCAACCGTCAATACCCTGTTTGTTGACCACTACCACACTCAGTCCTTTAGACTGTGCACGTCCAGGCACAATGCCCGAACGGTGATCGAACCGTCTGTCGCATTCGCCGTACCGATAGCCAGATCCAGCGTATCGGCCGCCGTGAACATGACAAACGTCTTCTCTTCATCACTCATGTAGAACGTCCCCGCGGTCCCGTTCAGGGCCGATGCCGCAAGGCATTCGGCACCAGTCGCTTTTCCGAGAGACGCTGTCCCACTGCCCGTCGAGGCAGTCTCGACCTCAATCCAAGCGCAGATCACGCAGGTTGCCGACACAAAGCTGAAAAGCTGTGCGTCATCCCCGTTGTCTACGTTGGTTGTGGCGAAGTTGATCAGCCGCTCGACTATCGTCAACCGAGGGCCAATCGCGACACCACCGTTCCGCTGAACGCTGGTCGCCGTAATGTTCGTAACAGTAGCCATATCTCACTACTCCTTATCGCTTCTCAAGAGACCCCTCTGTTAACCAGCCCTGCAGTACAGATCCCCAAGGGCCTCGGGCTTCGGAACTCCGTAGCCGTATACCTGCAGTCCGCGATACAGCCTCCCAAACCCGTTCGGGTTCGGAATGTTCTCATTGTGCAGAAGCTGGCTCGCAAACGTGATGGCATGCTTCGTACCAAACAACACGTGATAACACGTGTTCGTACTGCCATCAGCACTGGTCGCTATGCTGTTGCTCAAGTAGAGCGTGAAACGATCCATTTCCTTGTCGCGACTGCCTTTACGCAATCGCTCTCCGGGTTTCCCCAGAGGACGGGACTATATCATCGTCCTCTTCTTGCGAAGGTGGGACGCCGGGCGCTCGTGTCTGGCTTATCGGATTGGGCTCCTCACCAGTTAGTCTCTGCACCTTCCGCCTTACTCCCCCTCTTCCGAAGGAGAACCCATTCAGGCGGCTTGGCTCAGGATTGGCATGTTGTGACGCAACCAAATGGCACAGATGGATGAACTCTTCCTGCGACAAACCATTCTTCATCAAGTTCACCCACTTGTTTACCCATTGGACATTCCCTTCGGCGTAGCCCTTAGATGAATCTATCCGATCCAGCGAAGCGACTTCTATTCGCCCCGCGCCGGTGCGCATCCGCTGTTGCGCGTTGGCATCCAGCGTCCAATTGCCACTGCCGTTTTGGATGGTCGGGAAAACCACGGGTAGCCCAGTCAATGCGCATTTCATGTCCTGCTTTTCCGCCAGCTCCCAGAGATATTCGATGCTGACAGTAAAGGGAATGTCGCGCCGCCGAGCAGTGTTGCGAAAGTAGTTGTAGTAAGTCCGAGTCAGATCACCAACACCACGGTGCTTACCCAGGTTCCTGCGGTTCTGGATCACGAAGCGGCAGCGACCGCAACTCCGATAGTCGCGATATTTCGTCTTCCTGATCGCAATCACTCGACCGCATTCCGGGCAGCGAATCCGCAGCATCCGGCGATTGTCCTGCTTGAACTCGCCCTCTATCTTCCACAACTTCCATGGTTTCGACTGCTTCACAATTTAGCGTCCCCTGAATTCGCCCAGTTATTCAAGCTGCCTTCCGGCAACAGGGATCAATGTGTTTAATCATTCCCAAGCGGCCGTTCCTCATAATTGAGGTTCCGTCACCTGCGAGGCTTGCATCTTTCAGGTCGCCCTTCTTGATCAGCCCAGCAAACCATGGCGGTATCACCATGAACCGACCACTCTCAGGAACGTTCTGCTCATCCAGAATGCTTCCGCAATCCACGATGTACTCAGCAACGTTCGACTTCGTGATCCCAATGGATGTCCCGCCGTCAGTCCCGATATTGAAACTCGAGCTGACAACACCTGCAGTTGCGCCCGTGTTGGACGCGTGCACACTGCCGTACACTCCGGCCAGTACCGCCGTATCAACCGTGATCTTGAGCTGCTCAGCCGCATCATCAGTCCACCGCTCATGGTAGTCCTTGATATCAGTCTGTGCATCGTCAACGATATCGGTCACAAACGACCAGTACCTGCCCTGATCAATCGACAGAGTAACCGGCGTTGCTTCCGGCTGCTCATTGACCAGAGTCATTCCCTTCGTGTACGTGCGTACAGTAATGTCCGGCACCGCACGGATATAAACCGTGTCGCCGAACTTCTTTATCATTCCCTCGTAATCTGTATTCTCCGGCCCATCGACCGTTCGACTGTAGCTTAGATCGACGCAGCATCGACCTCTGGTTCGCTCAGTCTGTGCACGTGGACTTTTGAGTCCTTCGTTCGTGTTGGCTTTTGCTTCCACGTTTTCCAGAACCAGTTTTACATCGCCAATAACAGATTAGCGATCGCTGCCAATACTGTCGCTTTATAGCTGCGTGAGTTTTCCTCACGTTGGACTGTCGCTTGCATCTCCCATTCGGAAGTCTGCCCGGATCGTTCAGTCTCTTGCCCCGCCTGAGTCTCAATACAGGCTTGGGTCGGGTCAGCTTTCGCCTTCCTGTTTTTTAGATCCGGTTTGTCAAGTCCTATCATTTGAACTTCACCAGCAGTTTCAACATCCTCCCGCCGCAGCGGGGGCAATGCTCGACTGTAGCTTAGCTCGACGTCCTTCCCATGCGATATACATGAAGTCGGATCTGCTCAGGTCCTTGGCGCCTTTCGCCAGGGTACCTGGGTCGAGCTTCGGTGCGTTCAGTCTGTGAACGTGGGCGCGTATCTTTTTGAGCGTCTCTGTGATGTAGATGCCATCCCTGTAATGACCCTGATTCCTGGCCATGGAGAGAATGAACATCGCCTGGTCCTGCTTGACGATCATATGCTTGGCGAACAACGTGAGCACTTGCTTGGCCTTTGACGGCGAGAGATAGAGACGGTAGACAAGTTGGTCTACTGGCTCTTTCTTCGTGTGTTGCAGGCTTCCGCCAAACGCCTTTTTCATCAACTCGACGCCTTCACTCTGGTCAACCGAAGCAGTAACGCACATCACGATTTCTGCCGCCCCATGCCGGGACAAAGAACTGATCCGAAAACATCCTTCCCCGTCCAAATATCCGGCCAGCCATTTGCGGCTAGGATAATTCGGCAGAGGGTAGGATTTTTGTTTTCGCGCTTCAGCCCAGAATGCCTTTCCCTCATCAACGTCCCAATGTCGCCCGATCATCGAGAGTATGGCATCCGCCTGTACTCGCTTGATGACCAGGTGCTTTTTGATGCGTTGCAGAATGGAAGCGGCACGAGACCCGCAGAGCTGGAACGTTGTCATCTTTCCATAATGCGACAGGCAGCCTTTGCCAAGAGCGTCCCGTATCAGATGGATGACTTCGTCGTGCGTCTCTAACTGAGAAAACCCCACGCAAATATACGGCTTGCGCAGATTACTGGTGCCATCGAATTGGTCATGCTTTGTAGGCTGCCAAGTCGGACTGATCCATCCATCGGCGTCCAGAAATCCCGCGATGTATTTATCGCTCAGTTTTCCCTTGCTCTTGCTCATTACGCCCTTCGTGCGTGTCAGCCTTTCGGCCTCCACGTTTTTTAGCACCGATTTTTCGCCAGCGAACTGCCACTGGCATACAATGCCGGTATGTACCGCATGGTGGTTGCCGCGACATCACGGAACCCTGCTGCTGCTGCGACAGACATGATCTGCCTCCTTGTTTCGTCGAACCCGAGCTGATTTCTTTTTCTGCCGCAGCGTTGTCACGCTAGCGCGAGACATCGACGCGGTTTTCGAAGAAGGCTTGGGTATATAGCTTATTGAGACGTTGAGCCTCCTCTTCGCGGCCGGCGTACTTGGAGCCCTTTGCCCATTCGGCGTAGAACTTTTCGATCTGCGACCATGGGTAGGTGGGTTTCTTACCGGACTGCGGAGGGGGACTCCCCTTGACCTTCCGCGGTTTGACGGCGGGGGCCGGTTGTGGGGGAGGTTGACTCTGCGTATTGGTGGGCGACGTGATACCTTTCTCCTGCATGAACTGCTTGTAGATGGCAGCGAGATCGACGAGGTTACGGCCGGTGATATCGGACATCGCGCGTTGGCGATAGGTGATACCGAACGGGTTTGCGGGATCCGGCTGATTGAGCCAGGCGTCAAAACCGTTGACGGACGAATTGTCATCGACCCCACGAGCACCAGGGCAGAGAGTTTCAAGCTGCGTCCAGAGTTGCCGTTGCTGATCCTCGCGCCGATAGCTTTCAAGCTCTTGGCGTAGGGCAGCGACTTGAGCCTGGATGGGAGACAGGGTTGTTTCGGCCACACCGCGAGCGGCACGACCTACTATGTCGAGATCGACTCCTGACTCTTCACGCTCTTCTGGGCGGATATGCTTGAGATGCGCCTCTTCAATGGGGACCTGTGGCTGGGGCGGATTAGCGAGCTTGTTAAGCTGCTGCTCCAACTCATGGACCTTCATGTTGAGGCGAGGGACTTCGCTGTTGTACTTCCCGAAGACAGTATCGGAGCGCTGAAGAGCGAGGTTTTTCTCGCTTTCGAGCTGCTGGATACGGGCTAGGGCAGTTGCGAGGTCCGGCGTCTCTGTTGGCTCTGCGGCAGGTTCGGCGGGTACCGGCTCGGGCTCCCCTTCAACCGGAGGCTCTACGGGCTCCTGTGGGGGCTCTACGGGCTCTTGAGGCTCTGGTGAGGGTTCTCCCTCCTGTTGAGCCTGTTGGGCCTGCTG